TCTACGTCGTCGTCGGTTCTACCACCTACAAGGCCACCACGCCTTCGCTGGCTTCGGGCACGGCTGCTCTGGCGTTCTCGTCCATCACCGGCACCTACCCTTCGACGGACGGGTCTTACAACTCGAACGCCGCAGGATCGAACTCGGCGACTGGCTACGACGGCTTCATCAGCACGTTCGCTCAGTCGGGTGGCTACCAGAAGCAGTTCAACGGCTCAGTGTCGGCTCAGAACGAGGCCGGTGGCTTCCTCCAGGACGCATTCATCTCGCTGTTCAACAGCTCGATGGCTGACCCTGAGGTTGTCATCACCACGGCTGCAATCCGCCGTGCCCTGGCTGCTGCGATTCAGACCAACGCCTCCAACGCCGCCTACCGTCTGAACTACCAGACCGGCGACAACGGTGTCGTGCTCGGCTCGCTCGTGAACGCTCTGCAGAACGAAGCGACCGGCACAATGGTCGAGCTCGTCACGCACCGCTTCATGCCTGCCGGTGTCGCAATCGTCCACCAGAAGCAGTTGCCCTTCCCCGACTCCGGCGTGAGCCAGACCGTCGAAGCGCACAACGTCGTGGACAGCATGATCATCGAGTGGCCTCAGATTGGCTTCTCGTACGACATCAGCTCGTACACCTACGGCTCGCTCGCCTTCCGTGCGCCAGCCTGGTCGGGCATCGTGACGGGCCTCACCGCCTAGTCAAATCCGCTAGGCACCACTGCCTAGCACCGAGGGTCGAGCAGGGCTGGTGTATCCCCTTCCACCAGCCCTGCTCCCCTCCCAGTCTCGAAGGGAGCAGTAATGAAACTCGTAGGCTCAGACGCAGGCCTCAAAGAAGTTCAAATCAACGATGGCAAGGTCATCCCCCGTCAGAAAGACGGCACCTTCCACATCGAGGGCCAGACCGCTAGGGCTCTCATCAAGTCCGGCGACTTCGCTGTCGCTGGCACCAACTTCCGCAACGCTCGGGGCTTCAAGTGCCTCGACTGCGGATTCAATTCTCTCTACCGTGACCACTGCGGCAAGTGCGACGGGACCAACCTGGAAGAAGAACAATGACCGTCATCGCCCCGTTCTATCAGACCGAAGGCATCATCGAGCCCTACGTCTCGCTCAACGAGGTCAAGTTCTCCCCTACCGCCGCCGCCATCGACTTCACGAACCTCATCGAGAACGCCAGCATCGTCGCTCAGGACCGTGCGCTCTCTGAGCTCATCAAGCGAGCGTCAAGCAAGGCTGACATCTTCTGCTACGGCAAGATGGGTACGCTCAACGCTTCCCTCAACACGGAGAACGGCTGGTATCGCCCCTCTCGTGACGGCAACATCACCTTCACTCCGTCATTCTCGCCCATCCTCGCCGTGACTGACGTGCAGGTCGGCTGGGGCCCTGGCTCTGGTCTGCAAGAAATCACCATCTCCTCGAGCAACGTCGCCATCGATCGTGACCAGTTCATCCTCACTGCACCCTCGACGCTCGGGCTCTACTTCGGCAACCTCGGCATCGCTGGAGGACGCTGGGGCTACCAGACGAACATGTGGTGCCAGTATTCCTACATCAACGGCTGGGGCAACTCATTCCTCACCGCCTCGGCAGCAGTCGGGGCCACGTCAATCACCCTGACCGACACGACCGGCTTCTTCGCTGGCATGAGCTTCACCATCTGGGACGGGATGCAGGACGAGACGTGCAAGGTCTCCTCTGTGACGGGGAACGTTATAACCCTCGCCTCTGGTCTCCTCTACGCTCACGGAATCGGCGTGAACGCCTCCACCATGCCTGCCGCCGTCAAGCAGGCCGTCATCCACTTCGTCGTGGCGATGGTCAAAGAGCGTGGACAGGGTGGACTGGTCATCAACGAGATTGGCGAGCCTCAGGCTGTCTCTGCACGCACACAGACGAGCATGGAAGATGAGATGCAGGGCTACGACCTCCTCGAGCCCTTCAAGGTCATCGGAGGCCGTCAGTGAGCCGTGAGACGGTACGCACGCAATTCGTGAACTACCTGAACAACGCAGGCATCACCTACCTCGCCAGCGTCAAGACCTTCCCTGCCAAGTTCACCCCCGAGGGCGAGTTCTACGACAACGAAGACCCAGGGCACGCCACCGGCTGTATCGTCTACCCCTACATCGAAGCGCAACGAGAGAAGCGCATCGAACTGACCGGCGCAACGGGTGGGGGCAAAGAGATCGCTTACACCGTCGTCTTCACCTGCATCTTCCGCAGCTCGAAGCGCAAGACCGAGGACGCTGGCGCAGACTCCGAAGCCTTCCTCGACTCATTCACCAACGCCATCCGAGCATCGAAGAACTGCGGAGGCTCGGGGCCCATCTTCCAGTGGGGCGAAGGCACCACGCTCGGGGGCGAGGACATCGATGTCGTCTCGTACTACCCTCGGCAAATCAACGGCTCAGCGAGCGTCACTCAGGTAGTTTCAACTGTGCGAGTGACGGTCATCGAAATCACCAACTCCAACTCGTACATCTCCTAAGGAGCATCATGCAATTCACGTTCACTGACAGCGAAGAGCGCACCTATCCGAACATCGTGGTCAATGGTGCGGTGCTCGTCGCCGAGCCAGGTCAGACCTACGACCTCGACGCAGACCCCAGCGACGGACGCTGGACTGCCGTAGAAGCGACGCAGAGCGCCCCAGAAGCCCCTGTAGCGCCAGCAACACCCGAAGCCGACCCAACCTCTACCCCTACAAACTAAGGACTAGCGATGCCCTTTCTTTCAGCCAATAGTTATCTCGGAATCATCAAGGAAGTCACTTCAGGCACCCTGCCTACGACTGGCACGCCTTCGTGGATTCCGGTCTCGACTCCGCAGATCACTCCTCAGCAGATGTTCCTTCGTGACGAAGCCTTCCGAGGCTCGCCCACGACGGTCTACGACCAGGTGCAGGGTGTACGTCACGACGAGTTCGAGTTCAAGTCCTACCTCTTCGCCGACACCTTCCCCGTGCTCGCTCAGTCCATCCTCGGTGGCACTGACACGGTGACTGGATCAACCGCCTACACCCACACCATGAAGGTGCTCAACTCAGCCTCAACCGGCTCGCAGCCCCCCACCTACTCCATCCTCGACTTCGACGGTGCGAACTACTTCACCACCACCGCATCGCAGGCCGACTCGCTCGCCCTAACCTTCGGAGCAGAAGCCGCAGCCGAGGCCACTATCAAGTACCTGGCGAACCCCTACACCTCTTACACCTCAGCGCCCACCGTCTTCGCTTCGCAGAGCCTGAGCTCAGAGCACCTGATTCCGGCATGGGACACGACGGTCTCCATCGGTGGCACGACGTACACCAACGTCACCACCGGCGACCTGACCATCAACCGCAAGACGCAGGCGATCTACACCCTCGGCACGCAGGCCCCTTACGACCTGTTCGCTGGCCCCATCGAAGTCACCGGCAAGTTCACGTTCGTCGTGGCTACGAACGCTGACGTGTTCACCACCGGCTCCAGCGCCTACGGTCTCACTCGTTCACCTCAGGCCGTCATCATCACGCTGACCGACCCCAACGACGCTTCCGGTGGCACCCAGCACTCAGTGGCCCTGACCATGACGACTGCGCAGTTCCACAACGTCAAGCGCACCCGAGGCAAGGAGTTCACCGAGATTGAGGTGGAGTTCACCGCCAACGCCAACGCCACCGACGCTGCCACCGGCTACTCGCCCATCAAGGTAGTCACCATCAACGGACAGTCCGCCGCCTACTAACCAAGAAAGAAGGGGAACAATGCCAATCATCCAACTACCCAACAACCAGTCAGCAGTCATCGCCTCCCGAGACGAAATCAGCGAGCGCACAACTCGCTCCATCTCTCGGGCGTACCTGTCAGCCGCCAGTGTTGCTGCACACCTCGCCTCCCTCGGATTCGATGACACGAAGCCAGAGACGTGGGGAGCGTACAGCACGCTGTCGGATGACCAGGTGAAGGCGATGGACGCTTACCAGGCTGAGCTCATCGTCGGGCTCGTCAAGCAGTGGACGCTGGGCGACCTGCCGACCCTCGAGTCGGTGCTCGACCTGCCTAAGGCCACGTTCGACGCACTCGCTGAGGGATGTGGTAATGAGTTCAACGGCGCAGGCATCAACACGGAGCCTGACACCGACCCAAAAGCCCCTACCGTCGCCTCGGCAAACTAAAGGCGGCGCTCGAGGGCAAGACGACTGAGGTGGACCCTGAACTGTCCGACCTTACTCGTGAGTACCGCTTCCGCAAAGCCCTCGGAGGCTCGCACGATGAGTTCCTCGACCAGCCTCGGCAGGTGACGGACTGGCTGCTGGCAATAGATCAAGTCTTTAGAGAGGTTGAGCGTGGCTAGGGTAATCGTCTCAGGAATCCCCGAGTTCAACGACCAACTCAAGCGTGACATGGAGAAGATGAGCCTCGCCGCTCGTCAATTCGTCACCGAGGGAGCCGACATCATCGGCGATAGTGCTAAGGAACAATTCAGGGCCCGTCCTGGTGGCTCTCGCACCGTCTCCAAGTCAGGCCACGTCTACTACAAGGGCACCGGCCCCTACAAAGCCCAGCGCCCTAACCCCACCATCCGCACCGGCAACCTGCGCAGCTCAATCTCTCGCAAGTACGTCCGGCAGTCGGGCAAGGGCTGGGAGTCCGGCACCGGCCCCTCGATGGACTACGCACCCTTCGTCGAGTTCGGCACACGCTTCATCTCTGCGCCAGCCTTCCCCTTCATGGCGATGGGCGTGGACAACGCATCAGAGCGCCTCAACGCACTCGCCCACCGTCTCTTCAATCAGGCTCAGGAGTAAATTATGGGTATGCTCAGCCCAATTATCGCAACTTTGTTCGCTGACACGAAGGAATACATGGCGAAGATGACCGAGGCTGAGGAGAAGATGGGCAAGTTCGGCCTCGCCGCCGAAGCCTCCTCGACC